GTCGAGCAGATGTGGACGGAGTACGGCGGGCCTGCGTACCCGGATGCGCCGGATCCAGACAGGCAGCCCGGTTCACAATGGCCCATCGCTAATGAGGTGTTCGTTGAGGTAGAGCGATTGGAGGAGAAGTAATGGCAACGCCAGCGAAGAAACCGACAACAACAACGACGTACCGCTACATCGGGTACAAGGCTCAGATCCTCGAAGGCGGTCGGCCTCTCGCTCCTGGTGACTTCGTGGAGCTGACCGTCGATGACTTCACCGGCAATAACAACATCAACCAGACTCTGCTCGACGACGGTAAGCTGATCGACGCTTCCGGTCTGACGGCCAATCAGACGATCAACCCAGAGGGAGGTGACGCTACATGAGTACGCTTGTACGTCCTGGCGTCAACGTCACGCTGCGCTCGACGCCTCCGGTCGCAAGCATTCCGACCGACACAGGCGTCTGGTTCGTTGCAGGCACGACCGACGCAGGGCCGCTCGCCGCAACTCCGATCCGCAGTATGGCCGACTACACTCGTCTGTTCGGAGCGCGAGTCAGCTACAGCGTCTTGTATGACTCGCTCGACACGTACTTCCGCGAGGGTGGCGGAACTGCGTATGTCGCTCGCGTCGTCGGCCCTGCGGCGGTGACGGCGAGCAAGAACCTACTCGACGCAAGCTCCGGTGTCTCGCTGATCGTATCGGCGCTCGGGCCTGGGTCGAGCGGCAACAACATCAAGGTCGGCGTTCGATCTGGTAGTGGCGCCGGTACATTCGTGGTCTTCGTCCAAGATGCGAACAACATCGAGGTCGAGGCCACTCCCGACTGCGCCACTCCTGGAGCCGCCATCGCCTGGTCTCAGAACTCGAACTATGTCCGGATCACTCCGGGAGCTTCTGCTCTTAACCCGGCCAACATCGCGGCCGGTGCGCTCGCAGGCGGCAACGACGACCGCAACAACATCACCGACGCGCAATGGGCGGCGGCTCTGGCGAACATCTCGCCGGATCTCGGCCCTGGCCAGGTCTCGGCACCTGGCCGTACTTCCGACATCGGACATCAGCAGTTGGTCGATCACGCTCGGGCCAACCGGCGTGTGGGGATCCTCGACGCACCCGACACTGCTACGGTCGCCACGCTGCTGGCGAGCGCGACCGGCGCGCGAACGGGCAACCAGAGGTTCTCTGCGATGTTCTGGCCTTGGCTGATCGTTCCTGGCATCATCGTCGGCGCTCCGCGTACCGTTCCGCCGTCGGCCCTGATTGCCGGCCTCTGTTCTCGCAACGACACCGGCGGGGTCGGGCAGGATCAGGCGGCTGCTGGAGATCACGGCGTCTCGGTCTTCGCATCCGACCTGACGCAGAATCCCGTTAGCGATACGGTGCGCGGTCAGCTCAACACCGGCTGCGTCAACGTCATCCGCGAGATGTTCGGAACCATCCGGAACTACGGCTGGCGCTCGCTCGTGGATCCGCTAGCAGATCCCGACTGGGTCAACTTCGGCTGTGCACGGCTCTACATCAGCATCGCCGCGAGCGCGCAGGCAATCGCGGAGTCATTCGTGTTCGACAAGATCGACGGCAAGGGAGTCACCCTTGCGTCGTTCAACGGAGCGCTGAGCGGACTCCTGCAGGGCTACTACAACAACGGCGATCTCTATGGCGCGTCGGCGTCGGATGCCTTCTTCGTGGACACCGGGTCTTCGATCAATACTCCGACGACGATTGCGAACCACGAGCTGCACGCAGTGCTCTGGGTTCGCATGAGCGAGTTCGCCGAGATGGTTCAGATCGAGGTCTACAAGAAGCCAATCACGGAGGCGTAACGGATGGGCGTTCAGCAGAACATCTTGGGTACTCGCCAAGACACCTTTATGGTGACACTCATGGTCGAGCACCCGCACAAGAATGGACAATACCTCGACTATGGGATCTGGGACACTCGCACCGGCGGCGAGATCGACAGCGAGGAGCACCTGTATCACCCGGGCGCGATGAAAGAGCCGTACTCGCTCGGTGGCCGGGTCAACCCGGGCAACATCATCATGTCCCGCAACTTCCGCGTCGGTCGCGATCTGCAGGCGCAGAGCATCCCGGGCGGCATCCAGACGTTGATCGACGCAGCCGGTCGTTCTCGCGTCATCATCACGATGTTCACGATGGATCGCTACAAGAACGTCCACACGCCGGCAATCGTCTGGCGCGGCACGCTCAAGCGCGTCACTCTGCCGGAGCACAACTCGGAGAGCACGAGCGATCCGGGCATGCTCGAAATCGAGTGCTCAATCGACGCCCCGCCGACCGCGACGGGCTAGTACAAGAAGGAGGGAGCAATGTCTGAGATGGACGAGCAGCCGGTACTCGCGGCGGACATCACGGCTGCTGACGACGAAGATGAGCCGAAGACGCTCGCAGATCAACTGCGGCTGCGGCGTCAGGAGATCGCGGAATCCAGAACTGTTCTACTGCCGATGACGGGCTACGAGGAGTATGGTGTCGTAGTTCAGCACCGGCTCATGGATCGGAAGGAGGTCGAGAAGATCGGCCGCAAGATCCTGGCTGAGACTCGAGATCGTGGAGAGCGGAACATGCGCATCCTGCTCGACACGATCATCAACTCGACGACCGGATTTTATCTGCAAGAGTTGGGGAAAGATCCGGAGGAGATCAAGGATGACAGGAAGGGCGACGCTCCTGTCTTGACTTGGCCGATGTTTGCATACTACCTCGGCTGGGAGCCGAATGGTGGCCCGGATGACTCGCGTTCGGCTCTGGAGTTCTGTTTCGGCTTCAACGAGTTCTCCATCGGCCAGTATGGGATCATCCTCAACCGTTGGATGGGAAACACCGGCGTCAAGATTGATGAGGAGTTCTTGGGGGAAGTGCTGTAGAGGTACCCGATGAGATCAAAGCCGCAGCCCAGGTCGCTCTCTCCGGACAAGATCCGCGTGCATACTTGGAAGAGTCCAGCTCCGAGATCCGCGCTGAGATGTTTGCGATTGCGCGCGAGTACCAGAAGCTGCTGCTGCTCCTCAATGACGATCTCGCAATCAAGGTCATCAACCGACTGGGCGAGGCAATGAAGAAGTAATGGCCTGGGGCAATACCATAGCCGAGATCCGCCTGGTGCTGTCGGGCCGGGCAGGAGTCATCTCCGGTCTCTCTGCCGTCGAGAGTCAGATGGGCAAGGCGCAGGTTGCTACGGCCCGGTTCGGTAAGTCAGGGGAAGAGGCCACCAAGCGGGGATTCCTACTCAACCAGGTTCTCTTCACGATGCGCCGCTACGCCTACGCAGGAACCATCGCACTCACTGGCCTCGCGTCGGCGGCGATTGCGATGGGAGTCAAGTTCGACGCCTCGATGGAATCGAATCAGATCGCCTTTGAGCAGTTCCTCGGCTCGGCGGGGGCGGCTCGCAAAGAGCTGCTGTTCTTGTACCACCAAGCGGCGGTGACTCCGTTCGAGTTCTCCAACATCACCGACGCTGCTCGCCGGTTCCTCGCCTTCGGCTTCACGCTGAAGGAAACCAATGACTCGCTCAAGGTGATCGGCGATACGGTCGCGGCCTTCGGCGGTGGCGGTGAGCAGATCGAACGGATGGTGACGGTCTTCGGTCAGATCCGCGCTTCGGGTCGTCTGCTCGGACAAGACCTCCTCCAGCTTGAGCAGCAGGGCATCCCGGTTATCGACATCCTGACGAAGAAGCTCGCCAAGTATGGAGTCACGCGAGCGATGCTGTCTCGACCGGGCGAGCTTCAGATTCCGTCCGAGATCGGCATCCCAGCTCTCTTGGAGGGTATGCGCGAGCGGTTCGCAGGAGCGGCAGCTAGGCAGGCCAAGACGTTCACCGGTCAGCTCTCGACGGCGCACGACCTGATCTCGCAGATCATGGGAGGTCTGACGCTCTCGTCATTCAACAAAGCCTCGCGGGGCGTACTGCCGGCTTTCAATAAGATGCTGACGGAGATGAGTCAGCTAGCGATCAAGCAAAAGGGCAAAATATCGCTCGACCAGGTTCTCGGGATCGCGCAGGCTCACTTCCCATGGCTGGGAGGGTTCATAGGTCTCATCAAGGTGCTGGGCCTAACTCTTAGCATACTCGGGAACATCTTGAAGCGTACGGTCTTGCCCGCGCTCGTTGCTGTCAGCTGGGTCTTCCAGTATGGCTTCGCTCCATGGCTCCTACCAATACTCCGTTTCATCAACAAGTTCACGGTACTCTCGTACGCTCTGCTCATCATCGTTGTTCCTCTCACCTTCGCTCTGATCGCGGAGGCTACGGTCTTGTCGGTTATCAAGTCGGCTCAGATGGCAGCGACAGCCTCCTCCTTCATCTTCGGTATGGCGCAGAGCTTCTTGCGTCGAATGGTTTTGCTCACTACCGACATTTTGACTGGTCAGCTTTGGGCCTACATCTCTCTGCGGATCGCGATGATCCGGTTTACGGTCACGACGAAGCTCGCCGCCGCCGCCGAATGGCTTATGTCGCGGGCCACGATTGCGGCCACTGTCAACTTCCTGCGTCTCCGACTCGCAGTTGTTGCGACCTGGATCGCTCTGCTCGGGCCGGTCGCCTGGATCATCGCCGGGATCGTCGCGCTGATCGCCATCCTAGTTGTTCTCTACTTCAAGTGGGATTGGTTCCACAAGCTTGTAGATCGCACCTGGCACTTCATCAAGGATCACTGGATGCTGCTCGCAGCCATTCTGATCGGGCCGTTCGGTCTCTTCTTCAAGTTCGTCTACGATCACTTCGATCAGATCGTCCGCTGGCTGCAGAAGATCATCGACAAGGTCAAGGACGTTCTCGGTTGGTTCAAGAAGATACCTGGAGTCAGCTGGCTGATAGGAGCGGCCAAAGGAGCCTGGAACGTTACCAAGAACGCCGTTCAGTTTGCATCCGGTAATGTTGGCTACTTCCCGGCCTTCCCGAACGCGCCAATGAACTCTCAAGGTGGAGTCCTGCAGAGTCCATATCATGGCAGCTTCGCTGGCCCAGTGCAGAAGAGCATCGCTACCGGCCAAGCATACGGTACAAGACTTGACTCGACCGTTCACACTAACATTCACATCGATGGAAAGAAGGTCGCTGAGAGCGTGTCCAAGCATAGGCAGAACGCGCAGGCGAGGAAGTAATGCCGGCCGATAAACCTCCTGAGAGATTTTTCTACACCTTCCGGTCGAGCGAGGGTGTACAAGTAAAGATGCTCCGTGGCGATGGTGCGCCGAAGATGACCGGTGGCGGCGGTGGCTGGAGTACGGTTGCCCGGCCGCGCCGTACCGCTCTCACCCAGTGGACAGGCCGCGACCCGTACCGGATGGACGTTCCGATCTTGTTCGACGGTTGGCATGATAGGCGCAGCGTTGAGAAAGACATCGCGCGCCTCAACAGGATGCAGATGGGTCATGACTACGATCCGCCGCCGACTGTTCACATCGAGGGAGCAGTTCCGATCAAGGGCGCGAAATGGGTAATCGAATCCATCGACTGGGGCGACGACGTTATCTGGTCGGGTGGTGGCGCCGCCAGGAGAGCCGCTACATCAGGTAGGTACTGGCGACTGCGGCAGGATGCTATCGTCCATCTGATGCAGTTCCAGGAGACGACGACCATCCATATCACGACCGTGAAGTTCATTCCGAACTACTACGAGGTCATGAAGCAAGGCGAGACTCTCAAGAGCATCGCGAAGGCGATGTACGGGAATGGGAACAAATGGAAGGACATCCAGAAGGCGAACCCGAAGATCCGTGATCCGAACAAGATCAAAGTTCATACGAAACTGAGGATCCCATGACCGCGAAGCCGACCGCACTCACCGCTCGCCAGAAGATGGAGCTGTCCAAGATCCCGCAGCAGAAGCTCCAGCGGGAGATGATGCGAGACGATCTCGACCTAGAGCGGATGGTCATCTATCTAAAGCAGATGATTCTCTTCGACGCGGTAGACCGGGTGATTGATGTCAACGTAACTCGCTCCATCGACGGCGCGAGTACGATCCAAGTCTCTTTGAATGACTACGACCGTACCATTCTCCGCTCGGCTGCGATCAACTCGAAGCTGGACGTACAGATCGACGGTATGTGGTTCCGACTCGTCAAGGTTACAAGAGAGGTCGGCAGCGACACGTTGGAGATGACTTTCGAGCAGCGCGAGATTGCGGTTCTGCGGAGCTATCCGAAGCTCACTACTCCCGGCCACAAGAACACCGCCGACGACGCGGTGCTAGTTCAGCCGAAGATCGCTCACCGCAAGAGTACGACGCGCGCCGAGTTCATCCTCAACCTGATTCGCGAGGTCAAGGAGTTCAATATCCCGGTCGTCATCCCCGAGCTTCACCGGGTACAGCCCATCGAGAAGAAGTCAGACGGTAGCATTGACTGGGGAACGCCCGACACGGTGTCGTCGCAGCCGGGAGTAGCAAAGGATGCGCACAACAATAACTTCTGGACTGATCCAATCACCGGAGCGATGCAGGCGATCCTGAAGGTCAATACGAAGCCAATCACGAAGGAGCAGATCAACAATGCCAATATCGTCTTGGCGGTCGGTCTCGGGATGGGAGCGCGGCGGAAGGTTCTTCTTTGCGCGATCACGGTATGTATCGACGAGTCGGAGCTTCACAACTTGGATCACGGTGACGGTACCAGCATCGGGATCTTCCAGCAGATCGACTCGTGGGGCAGCTTCGATGACCGTCACGACGTAGCAACCGCGAGCCGGATCTGGTACGGCAAGCTCTCGTCCATCGGTCGTCCGGGGCAAGATGCCATCGGCTACGACAAAGATCATCCATTCTTGTCGGTCGGAGAACTTGCGCATAACATTCAGAAGAACCGCGACCCGCTCGTGTACTATCAGTTTGTCTCGGAGGCCGACAAGATTCTGACCGCATTCGGTCTTCCGGGCAAGCGTAACAAGGATGGGAGCTACGATCCTTGGTCGGAAGGCGCGGCTGCGGACGCAAACAACAATATTGATACCAGCGTCGCTCCGACCAGCCTAGAAGACTATCAGTACTACCGGGGCATTCCGAAGGGCACCAGCGGAGCGGGCCGGTACTGGGAGCGTGAAGACAACTGGGCTTGCATTCGCAGGCTCGCGGAGGAGGTCGGCTGGCGAGCGTTCTTTATTGGCGGCGTCTTCTACTACATCAGCGATGACGATCTCTTCAAGATGCAACCGATCATCACTGTCACCGAGAGCACTAAAGGCATCAATGGGATCGGCTTCGACTACGACATCGGCAAGAAGGGCGCCACTCTCGAGATTCAGGCTCAGGTCGGCCGCTGGCTAGCGCCGCCTGGAGCCATTATTGTGGTTCAGCAGATGGGGCATCTCGACGGCCGCTGGATGGTCAACCAGTTCACCCGGAGTCTCTTCAGCTCGAACGCTGACATCAATCTGTCGAAGCCGAATCCTCGCTTGCCCGAGCCGAAGGATGATCAGCTGAGCGGTGGCGCGATTGACTGGGCTCATCCGCAAGGTAGTTCTCCCGGGTCAGCTCCAGACCTTCCCGATAACCCGACCGTCCAGCTTCCTGCCGACTTCACCCCAACTCATCCCACCGACGGTCTGTCCGGCTATCCGGCCATCGATGTGTTCTGCAATCCTGGCGATGTTGGACTCTCTCCCGTCGATGGAGTCGTATGGAAGCTCTCCGGTCATGATCCGAAGGAGGGCGGGCCGTCAGGTGGCGCCTACGGCTGGTCGGCCTACGTCAAGGGGGACAAGGCCGACTACTTCATCACTCATATGATGAAGCGATTTGTTCAACAAGATCAGAAGGTACAGCGTGGCGATCCGATTGGACAGGCGGCCAACGCCGAGATCGCGCACATGAAGGAAAGCGATACTCACTTCCACGTCGGGAAGCACGACCTATGACGCAACTGGATCTCGACCTCCCCGCACGCGCCTACTTGCCGCAGGTCTGGAAGGCGAAGGTCATCAATGCTCCGCTCAACTTCACTGCGAAGATGGACATAGCGATTCCGGACATGCATTCGGACATCCTCTGGGAGCAAGTTCGTTGGCAGGCCCGCGACAATATGTCGCTGCCGGAGTCAGGCGACGATGCGCTCGCGATCTTCGATAACAACCGCGAGCCGTGGGTGGTAGCTTGGTGGCCGGCTGCCAGGAACTCGCAGGTCACCAATCAACTCTTTTCTTCCGGCGCTCCTATCAATCCGGTAGACAACGACATCTGGATCGCTGAAGATATTGATACGATGACAAAGAGGGCCATGTACCAATATGATCAGCCGAGTGCGAGCTGGCGGCGGTTCTCGGATATGTCAATCATTCCGACTTGTCGTGTTTACAAAGGAAGTTCTTACAACGCTGCGACCAGTGGCCAGAATGGGCCGATTCCTTTTGATGGTTCTTACCTCGATACTGGCAACATGCACAGCAATACTACGAACAATAGCCGTGTCACCGTTCCGATCACAGGCATGTACATCTTTCTTAGCGGTTGCATGTTCTCGCCTAATGCATCTGGTGCTCACCGATTACTCTTTTTCATGCAAGACGGGAATCAGAGTTCTTGGCAGGGCGTCGGTGGTGTTGTAGCGGCAATGTCTTCCGGAGGCGTTCGCGCTCAGGCGACATGGATTACTAACTTGAACGCAGGGAGCTACGTGGAAGTAGGTTGTTATCAGGATTCGGGTGCCGCGCTTACGCTGACCGCCGATGGAATGCCTGGCCCGTGGTTGTCTTGCGCATACTTAGGAAGGTGGTCATGAGTTCAACTGAGTTCCCGCATTTCGATCTTCCTTTCAATCTCGGGCCGCAGGGCGCGGTCGTGAACGAGCAGGACAGCCTTGAGGATGTCGCAGCTTGCGTCGTCGCGATCCTTCAGACTCATCTAGGTGAGCGCGACGACCTGCCCGATTTCGGTACGCCTCATATGGCATTTCAAAAGATGCCACTCGGATCCGACGACATTCTCAATTTGATCTCGCAACAGGAGCCGCGAGCGGTACTCACGATTGAGGAACGGCCGGGCGCGAGCGGCCAGCTGACCGATCTCATCAATGTTGGCGTATCCCTCTTCCAGAAAGGTGACGTTATATGAGTACGCCTTCTGGCTACATCCTGTACCCGATTGAGGTCGATTCGACTGAGCTGCTGGATGAAGCCTACCAGCTCATCAAGAGCAAGTCTCCGAACTGGCAGCAGAACGATGCCAACCTCGATGTCTGGATCATGCAAGCGACGGCGGCGCAGGCGGCGGATCTTCTCAGTCTTGCGAACAACGTTCCCGAATCCATCTTCCAGTACTACGGTTCATCCATCGTCGGGATTCCGCCGAACGACGGCGCATCGGCGCTCGTTGGCTCGACCTGGACGATGTCGGATAGCCTTGGTCATACGATCCCCGCCGGTACTCAGGTCTCGATTCGCGACAGTGCTGGCGTTGAGCATGGCTTCGAATCGACCGCTGACGTCGTCATCCCGGCTGGCTCGACCGCGACCGCTGCGGGCGGAATCACTTTGCAGTCGGTAGAAGTTGGAGCATCCCTTAACAATCTCGGCGGTGCGGGTTACGCAGCTACTCTGATTGACACGCTCGCCTACGTCAGCTCAGTAGTGCTCACCGGCCCGACAGCTGGCGGTGGAGATCCGGAGCTTTCGAGTGAGTACAGTGACCGGCTCGCGCGCAAGCTACAACGCTTGTCGCAGCGTCCAGTCCTGGCCGCCGACTACTCGCTAGCGGCACTTGACGTTGCCGGCGTCTATCGCAGCCTCGCGCTCGACGGCTACAACTCCTCGAACCAGACGTACAACAATGAGAGGTACCTCGGCATCGCGGCGGTAGACTCGGCTGGTGTCCCGATCTCGGCTGGGATCAAGACGAACCTGCAGACATACCTGGACGGCCTTCGCGAGACCAACTTCGTCGTCAACGTCTTCGACCCGACGGTCAGCTTGATTAACGTCACCTATAACGTCAAATGTCTCACCGGCTATACCACTGCGGTCGTCAAGACGAACGCCGACGCGCAGGTCAACAACTACCTCTCGTCCGCGAACTGGGGCCAGGATCCATCGGTGCTCGACTCGTCCGCTCGACTTCAGACCTGGGTACAGACGACGCAGCTTCTCTACAACAAGTTGATCCAGGTACTCGGAAACACCGAGGGCGTCAACTATGTGATCTCGATGACGATGGCGATTCAGGGTAACACGCTCGGCACTGCTGATATCACTCTGCCCGGGGCTGCGCCGCTGACGAAGCCGAACACTATCACTGGGACGGCGACTCCGTGAGTAGCTACGGCTGGCCGATCAAAGACGTCACGGAGCGGATCTATCTCTCGGTCTCGCCGCTTGCCGGCCCTGACGCTGCGCTCGGCTGGCCTCTGCTCGCTCTTGTCAATGCACTCGGAGAGATGTTTCAAGATGGAGCCGATCTGGTCGAGGATAGCATCAACGGCGATCCGGGTTGGAGCATCGTTCTCGACATCAACAGGATCCCCGATGCCGGTCTCGACTGGCTGGGCCAGTTCCTCGGATCGCAGTTCTATACTGGTATCACGAGCGACCAGAAGCGGCAACAGATCCGCGACAAAGTTTCCTGGCAACGCGGTACGCCAGCGTCAATCATCGCGGCCGTGCGCCTCTTTCTGACCGGGACGGCTACGGTTCAGCTCTCGGAGCGAGATAGCAGCCCGTATCACTTCAACGTAGCGATCTGGGCTTCAGAAGCTCCGGCGTCTACGGTCGCGCTCCAAGCTTACGTGAACCAATACGCGAAGCCTGCCGGTCTGCAATGGACGCTGACGGTCAACCCCGGCTCGCCGCCGTCGGTGACGTACGCGCAGATCTATAACGCTACCTGGACGTACAACTACATGTACACGAACTTCCAGACCTACGCGGACATCCACTAGGGAGGGATATGCTCACTACAACCAGACGCGGGATCTCATATCCCAACCCGGATCGGAGTGACCGCGCAGACATCTCGCTTCACATCAGTACCGTCGCGCTCGCTGCTGACGCTGACGTTCTTTTCCAGCAGGGTACCGACGCGGCGCGGCAAGCGGCTCCTCATCAGAGCGGCGGCGGCAAGTTCTGGTGGGCGACCGATACGGCCCTGATGTGGTACGACGACGGGACTACTTGGCGTCAGGTACAGACGCCGCAGCTCTCTGTTCCGAATACGCAGACCGCCAACTACACGCTCGCGCTCGCCGACTCAACCAAGACGGTCGAGATGAACGTCGCCAGCGCCAACACCATTACGATTCCGACGAATACAGGCGTCGGCTTCGCCATCGGAACAACGGTCAACCTCGCTCAGCTCGGAGCTGGGCAGACGAGTATCGCAGCGGCCGGTGGAGTCACGATCCGCTCCTACAACAATAACCTGAAGCTAGCCGGTCAGTACGCGATGGCTTCGGTCATCAAGCGTGCGACCGACGAGTGGTGGGCGGCAGGAAACCTGGTACCGTGAATCCAGTTCCCATCGGAGTTCTCATCACCGACCGGGTCAAGCCGACGGTCTCGATCTCGAACCCGGGTCAAGGCAGCAGTCAGACCGGAACGATCACTCTCTCGGCGAGTGCGTCTGATAATGATCAGATCGTCGGAGTTCAGTTCTATGTCGATGGAGCGCCGTTCGGAGCGGAGGATGTCGCCTCGCCATTCTCGATTCCGCTCAATACTGCGTCGCTCTCGACGGGCACTCATTCTGTCTACGCAATCGCTCGTGACCGGCTTGGCAACACGCAGCAGTCCGCGACCGTTACCTTCAGCGCGACCGACCAGCATCCTCCGAGCGGCAGCATCTACTCGCCTGCGAACGGCGCGACGGTCTACGACACGATCACGTTCGGAGCTTCGCCCAGCGACGACGTTGCCGTCGCCTACGTCCAGTTCAACATTGATGGCGGCGGCTGGACGGGCGGCATCGGCTCGCCGTACCAATGGAGCTACGACACGCACAATCTTGGCGTCGGTTGGCATACGATCTACTGTATGATCACTGATACGTCGAACAACCAGACTCAGATCTCGAGCGCCTTCTACGTCAATAATCAGCCTCCGGGCGGGAGTTACGTTGACATGGGTAGCTTTGTCCATAGTGACGGCGGCGTAGATCGCTGGACGATTGACTTCTATCCGAACTTCAATCCCGAGGGTGGCTACATGGATGCCAACCCTCGTAACCTGCCAGGCAATCCGAATCCGACCTACTACAACATGCGAGCGCGCATGTACTGCCACCAGATGGAATCGCCGCGAGCCGGGGCGTACCAGCACCTTGGCCTCTGGCTGAACGGAGCACGCTACCCGACCGGCCCAGACCAGCAGATCAGCTCGCAGCAGGGCGAAACGGACAACTATGGCCCGTACTTCGGGATCGGTGGCGGCAACTACATGTGGGTCGAGCGATGGGGAGACGCGCAGGATGCTGCGATCACCTGGCTCGTCCGGGTCTACTATGACTTCACTCCGAAGTACGCATCGTGACCGAGGAAGCATTCACGCAGATGCTCAGTTTGCTGCTAGAGCGATTCGATAAACTTACGTCGGAGTTAGAGCGAGTTGTAGATGCGCTAGAACGGTTGGTGCAAGTAGCTGAAGAGGAAAGCGAGGAGGGGGCATGAACGTCGAGAAGTTTGCGCCATTCTACAAAGCGATCACCGGGGCTGTTGTTTCTTTCCTCTCCGCTTTGATCGCTGGACTACAAAACGGCGGTCTATCTTGGACTGAGATCCTGACCGCAATCATAGCTCTGCTCGTCGGTGGCGGCGCGGTCTTCACAATCCCGAACATCATTCCCGGAACACCGTCACCAGAGCCGACACCTACGACCGAGACAACGCCATCAGAGCCTAACTACTAGACGTGACGTGCTTGCATTCATATTCCCAACCGATCCAGCGGCCTGGGGCGCATTCCTCACCGGGATGGCGAGCATCATCGCAGTACTGCTCACTCTGAGAAAGTCAAAGGCGAAGGGTGAGGCCGATTGCAGTCAACGAATCGAAGAACTCAAGGATGCATTCAAGATCGGTACCAAGTACGAGCTTCGGAACAACATCACCGAAATCAAGAAGAAGGCGGCTGACGGATGATAAAACGATTCTATGAGTTCTTGAAATCGCTCGGCCCTACGACTGTACTCGGGTCGGTGGGCGCTTTGGTTTTGGCAGCAGCATCGGGAGTCTTCGCAGCAGTGGCACTTGGCGTCGGCTCGCAGGCTCCAACGGAGACAACTACGGTCGATGTCGGTACCAGCACCGTACCAGGGCCGGCAGGGCCAGCGGGGCCGGCAGGCCCGGCAGGGCCCAAGGGAGATCCCGGTACACCCGGCGCGGAGAGTTGCCCGACCGGCTCGACGTTCAAGGCCGTACTCTTCAACGCACCAGGCGGACAGACGACGATCTACACCTGCGTGAAGAATCCGTGACACCCTGGTCTATCGTTGCCGTCGTCGCGATCCTCTGCACCATGGCAACATTCTGCTGGGGTCTCTGGCTCAATGCGGTCTACCCGAACGGCCTACCGCTTGAAGAGCAAGAGTTCGAACCGCCTGACGGCACAAAGGTCTATCCGTCCGAGGAGCAGACGGGCACCTGGCCTAATCCCTCATAGCGTAGGTCAGCCAGCGGATCTCATTCTCGAGCTTCACGACCGCGCTCTTGCCCCACTTGATCTCGTCGTTCTTAATCGCCCAGCTAGCTACGAACCGGATCTCTGACTTGAGTTGGGTGATGTGGGCCTCGACGAACAGAACCCAGTCGAGCTGCGCGCCTTCCTGCCTGGTCTTGTCATCGACCTCTATGGGCGGGAGTTTCCGGATCCAAGAACCGAGCGATTGACGCAGCGCATGGTTCACTCGCTTCGCTCTCTTTTTGTCCAGAGCCAGCTCCTCATCGTCGGCCTCGGATCCAAGCCGCCGCGAGATCGAACCGGCTACAAATACAAGCGCGAGCGCCGAGACTAGGCGACCGCGCTGCTGATCCTCCATAGCCGGTATGTCGAGGTTCCGAGGCAGTTGTAGAGCCGAATCCCAGTATTGGTCGAGAAACTCCGAACGTACGTTCGTATTCAAGCCTCTAGGAGTGGCGGACACGTCTTCGGAGACCTCGGGAGGAGGATTCCCCGCATCGGTACGTTTCTTCGTCTGTCCGGCCCTGTCACTGCGTGACATGGGCCTGTCCCTCTCCCGGCCTAAGCGGAGCGCCCCGTTCGAAGTCGTTGGTGCGCAAGATCCGGCCCGGAGTGCCGCAGAGCGGGCACGTGTTCTGCTTGTAGAACGTCGCCACTACGCAATCGGCCGTGAGACAGGCAAAGAGCGTATATGGTCTTGTTTTCTCTCCTAGTCTCAATACCCCACCAGCCTTTCCTGACGGTCTTCGAGCTGGGCTTGCTTCTGACGCGCCTTCAAGAGACGTTCGTGTACGCGGTGATTCTGACGATCCTCCTGGCGTCGGTGTTCAAGCGCCATTAGCACTCGGCGCGCGGTCTCCTGCTGAACCGAACAGTTGACGCCGTGCATGATGCGACGGAGAGTATTCGCCCCCACGAGCGAATACTCTGCCGCCGCCTTGTAGCCGCCGCACCGGTCAACCAGCTCCTTAACGTGGGGACGGATCTTGTTGCAATCAATCGTGGTCTTGTGGTACGGCTCGTAACTCACTTGTTCTGTTCCTCCACCCGGTGCCGCCGGGCATCGTTCTCGGCTGCGCGCCGATTCGTATGACTCTTCGGTGCGAGCCACTTGCAGGTCTTACATTCCGCCTGATAGTGGGTACCGAACAACGTCGTCACGATGACGTCGGTCTCGTGCCTCGGCTTCTCGTTCATTTCTCGATCCTGTGGAACTCCGAGCGGAACTGCCGGTTGCTCTCTCGCGCCCAGGGGAACGGGCATTGGCCTTCGACGTTCTCCCACCCCTGGAACGTACATTGATGCTGGATTGCATCCATTGCCTCGTCGGTAGCCTGTGGGTGCTCCGCGATGTACTCCTTGGAGTCTATAGCCACCCCGGTCTTCTCACAACTGATCTTGACGTACCGATTCAGGAACGGATATTTGCCGACGAGGATGTCGCGAGCCATCCTCATGACGCTGACGATCTCCCATTGGAACATCGAGCAGCCCCGATAGGCGTAGACATTGATGAACTCCCGGAGCGGGTACTCCATCATAATGTAGTTCGTCGTGCCTTCGGGGAGAATGTAGCGCGCGTCCTGATAACTTACGTCGGCCTGCGTCGCAGCTATGTACGCCTGTCTGCACTTCTCGACTGCCTCGCACCAGACCTGACGGACGTCATCAGGAGCGTTCCAGATTGATTCGGGCATTCGCTGTTCCGGCCCGCTGCCGTAGTAGCTCGCCCGCATCGACTGTTGGTGGTACGCCGCCTTGCGCGTTCGGACGATCTGATGTGTACAGGCTCGAGATACACCAGATACCTCGAACACGATGACCTGGGACTCCAGGGCGGTTTGTAGACCGCCCCGGAGCATTTCTTCCCAGTCCCTCGTGTCCTCATCCGGCCCGTACAAGTTGATACCGATGGTCGCGCGGGTCGCCTTCGACAACACCTTCGTGAACTCGGGGTTCAGTCCCTGGACGAGTTTGACGGTGATTCCGTCGTCGCCTACCTGGATGGTGTCGTTGTCTGCGGGCGATACGTGATGACCATCGTTCATCGAGTGACGGTTGAACGCTACGTCACGGAGCAGCGGTGATTCTTTCTGGTCACCCCATTGCCGCGACGCTTTGTACATTCCCGGATAACGAGGGATCCAACTCATGCTGCTCTCGCCGCCCGCTTCGCTTTGGCAGCATCGGCTATGGGCTTGCCGGCCTTAGAGGTAGGCCCGGGCGCCATACTTTGCAGACCCTTTAGTGCCCTTGCGCGAATCCGAATCTTCGCAGGACGACCAGCAGACGGTTGCGTAGTTCCGCTGAGCGGGTTACGCACCATCGTGCCCTTCTTGACCGGCGACACGTACGTGTGCGCGAACTTGACATAAGGGCTGATCGTGACTTCGTTGCCCTTGCCCAGCTCGTCGGCGACGGTCTCGAAGAACGCATTGACGATCTCGCGGATGTCCCGCGTAGAGATGCCAGTCTCTGCTGATGTCTCGCTGACCAGTTCACGCATGCGGATCTTTTCCATGCTCCCTCCTACTTGTTGTTTAAAGATACCCGTAGCAGTTGGGCCAAGCCATAAATCCTTGCCCGCGTAAGGTTCGCTCGGCCACTCCGATGATGTAACTTATTGAGTAGCCGTGCATCGGCCTGCCTCCTTTGTCTCCCATTTCTCGGACTGGCCCACCGCCGTAAGTGTGCCATGTTCGTGGAGTGAACTGCGGCCCGAAGTAATACCCGTTGCCAGTATTGGTGTACCACATGTCAGAGACACCCTTGGATTCGCAGTTCCTTACCATGCTCCACCAGTTGTGCGCGGTCGTGCTTACTTTCTCTGCCTGGGCTGAAGATGTCGCGCCGAGAGCTAGAACGGCGCTTAGTACACTCAGCTTGCGCACTATGCTCGCCTCCTTGGTCGATTACGGAAGTCAGGACGACAGCCTCAGGCCGTCCCAGCATGGCCCCGAATGGCCTACTACGCGCGCCTCGGCCAAACATATTAACCCTATTGCCATGCATCCCATTTCGCTCACTCCTCGTCGCCGCCGTTGTCGCCGTCACCGCCTTCGGTGTCGTCACCGCCTTCCGGCTGCGGCTCCGTGGTCTCCTTGAGCATGTCCCTCCTCTCATCATGGTTGTAGGGCCCAGATGTCGCTGACTCGCACTTCGCGTGCCGCCCGCCAACTGGGCTTTACACCGCGCACGAGGATGACATCCTCATTGAGCGCGATCTGCCAGAGCTTCTCCTTCAACTCTGGATACTTGAAGCGGTCGATACGGATGCTGAGTAGATCGGTACCGTCGTACCCGGCCATGAGCATCCACTCGTTGAGTTCTGGATTCCTAACCGTCGCCGGGTCTAGCTCCTCGCCGGTACGGGCGCGGTTGACCTCGAAGATGTCTCGCAGGTTCTTGTGGACGGCTACTCCTATCCAAACGACCTCGATGTCTTCGCCGCGCTCGTATGGAACCTCTATTGCAGTATGGGTAGGCGACGGTAGCTGCCGACCCTTGCTGTCAATCAGGTTCGGGAGGTCGGCCTTCACCGATTCGATCATCTTGTCGAGCTTCGTGATCCCGAATGGATCCTCAGAGGTCGCATAGGCGACGAGCTTGTCTATGGTCTTCGGGCCGATGCCTTTGACTTCAATCAGCGACGACCAGCCGATGCCGCGCCAACCGAGCGGTTCTTTCAACTTTTCTTCGCGCCAGTCGATGATCCTCTGCGCCATCGACTCACCGACTCCGGCGATCTGATCGAATCCAGGCCGAAGCCTACGACGGCCCTCGCGTTGCCAAGTCATGCCAGAGCGTCGGAGGTCGTACGGCATGATCCGGAATCCGTGCTGGATCGCGTCACGCAGCATAATCACCTGTCCGTCGAGTTTCGCCTTGGATGTTACCGTAGCTTTAGCGTTCGCGCTACCGCCCGCACCGCCGCCCTGCGCCGTCTTCTTGTCGGCGCGATGGAGCATCGCTTTGTAGAACACGTCGGGGTGGTGCTGCTTGAACCACATTGTCCACCATGCGATGTAGCCGTAGCTTACGGAGTGGGCTGCGTTGAACGCATAGGAGCCGCTGGTCGTCAGGTCACCCCAGATCGACCGGGCCATCTCATGATCTATAGGCGGGTAGCTCGTCCGTTCATGGATCGTCGCCGCGCCCTCCCAGAACCGTTCCCATTGACGGTTGAACTCTTGATCTCCGAGCTTTCGACTAATGATCTTGCGGATATAGGCAGCGTGAGTCCAGTCGAAGTTTCCGATCTCTCGGACAATCTGAAGGATTTGTTCTTGGTAGACGATTTGGAACTGAGTGAATCCAGTGATATGCTCAAGTGCAGGGTGACGTAGATGAGGCTGTTTCTCTCCTCGCTTAATGTCCACATAGTCTGCAACTGCTCCATTATGGAGCGGGCCTGGTCGGGCGAGAGCCGTAACATGGCAGACTTCGTTGAAGTTATCTGGCCGGATTGATCCATTAACCATTCGACAAGCTCGGCCTTCAAACTGAAAGATCCCGACAACGTCATTCCTCCTGAATCCCTCGATGGTTTTCTCGTCCTCAATTGGGATGTCGTAGAGGAACGAGACTGGCTTGCTCAGGTCTCGACACATATTGACGAGCGCGTCGAGCGCAGATAGCCCAAGCAGGTCAATCTTGAGTACGCCGAGGTACTCAGCATCGTACTTGTCGATGGCGACGACCTGAACCTTTTTCTTCTTGACCTCGCGCTCTAGGATCGCGGTGATCTCGGTGATGGGGCGGTTTGAGATCGCGACCCCGGCTGCGTGCGTACCGAACGTCTTGACGTTGCCCTCTAGCTTCGTCGCATCCATGATCTTCGGATGCTCCTTGACGACGGCCGCCGCCTGCTCGAACTGTTCGATGGTATCCTCAATCGTCGCGCTCGCCCGCAGGTCTCCCGACGACCGTTCCAGCAGGACATCCTTGATCTTGTCTACCTCGTACTTCGGGATCCGGTGAACCTTCGCAACGTCGTCGAGCGCCGACTTCGACTTGAACGTCATGAAGGTGCCGATCTGACTTACGCACTCTCGTCCGTACTCCACCACCAGATAATCAACGATCTCGCCCCGCCGGGTAGATTCAAAATCAAGGTCAATGTCTGGGAGGTCGAGCCGGGTGATATCGATGAATCTCTCAAAAACGAGATGCGGGAAGAGCATGGGGTTGACTTCCGTAATGCGTAGCAGCCAACAGACCAGACTCGCAGCCGCGCTGCCTCGTGCTGGGCCAACTCCAATATCGTTATACTTGGCGAACTTGACCGCATCAGCGACAATGAGGAAGTAATCAACGAAGTCTTTTTCTTCAATGATTCCCATCTCGTATCGGAGCCTGCGGCCGTAGTGACGGCGCTCGGCAAGCGATAGACGTTCGACTCCGCGTTCATGCCAGCCCTCTCTGATCCATTCACGGAAGACCTCCTTTGAATCCGTCCCCTGCGGATCCTCGTATCGCACCATTGGTAGGCGCGGCAACTCGACGGTACAATCGGCTGCAATCTCTTCGGTCATGAGGATCGCGTTGATCGCTTCCTGCCTAGTAAGGCCGGTCGCGATGAGTTTATTGAGTATCGAGAGGTCGGTTGCCGGCGGGCAAAGCTCGGCGCTGTAGCCCCAGGATTTCGCCAAGTCTTCCGGGGTAGACCTTCCTCCCGACCGGAGCGCATGAAGAACCTTCTGTAGCTCCTTTTCGGTCGGCATCGTGTAGTGGCAATCTAGAGTCGCAACGAGAGGGATGCTAAGCTCTTGTGCGATTCTTGCGAGTTGAGGGTTAGCTTGACGAGTCCCCTCAAGCTCAGGGAAAGCCTGTACTTCGATGAAATAAGCATCGCCAAATGCTCGACGGAACCTTTGTGCCACTCCAAGCGCGCGACGGTAACTCGCAGACTCCGGTTCGATACCTTTACCGCCCATGAGCGATGTATAGAGCAGAGATCCCGTGCATCCAGATAGGACAACGAGACCGGCCCGATGTTCCGTGAGCATCTTTCCACTGACGGTAGGCTCATAGTAGAAGCCCTCCTTGTACGAGCGAGTAACGAGTTGCAGGATGTTCCGGTACCCTTCTTGGTTCTTCGCGAGGATCGTCAGGTGGTTCTTGAGCTGCGCTCTCCGCTCCTGGTCGATCTCGCCGGTGTAAAGCTCTATGCCGAAGATCGGCTTGATACTCTCTTCCTTCGCAGCCTGTTCGAACTTCGCGTGACTCATCACGCTGCCGTGTTCGGTTAGCGCGAGGGCTGATCCGTTGAGTTCGGTGATTCGCCGGACGTGCGCTTTCGGGAGGGCGAAGCCATCAAGAAAGGAATAGGTGGAGTGGTGGTGGAGAGATACAAACCGTAGCGGCCTTGTAAGACGAGGATTGTTCCGAGTCTTTCGCTCCTTAAGTACAAGCGCGGGGGTTTTGTCATGTTCGTGGATCAGCCTCCCATGAGCGTCGAGCTTTGCGTGGTCGGGCGATTCGCCGCGCTGGATGCGCCCGCTGAATCCGAGCTTCGCCTTGCCTGGGCTCTCGCCCCGCTGGATCATCCTCTCATCCCCCGTTCGATCTGCTTGATAAGGAAGGCCGCGTAGTTGATGGCGTCGAGCGCGTCTTCAACTAATATCCCTTCAATGTCTGCGATGTGCTGGTCGATGGCGTTGTTCGTACGGAGATGTTCGCGTAGCTTATATCCCTCCTGGAGCCGCAAAGTACGTTCCGCTAACTCGCGGATCTTGTCTGATGGCGGGAACTCAAGCCATAGCTGACCCCTGACAGCTGACTTCTCCACGAAGATGGCGTGTGCTCGTTGGAGCACGCGGAAGTGCTCGCGCTCAAACTCCTCATACATGCTGCTTCCACCAGGCGCGGATTCTTCGGTTGATTTCACGGTCGGCCTCCTTCAACTCGAGTTTGGTAGGCCACGGTACATCTCGGTTGTACGCAGTAGCGGCCATAATCGAAACGTGATGACCGATGACTTCATCAGCCGCCAGACACATCTCGGGTAGGTCGTCCAGGACGGCGACAATCCGATCCGGATCAACGCGCTCGACTAGCTGCTGGTACTTGTCTTCATCGAACAATATGCCTTCGTACGGAATCGCGTTGCGATTGAGCCACTCGACTGTATCCGGTACGATGTTGTCGAGCGAGAGGTAGGGCCGCGTCGTCGTGACCCAGATCTCGATGTCGAGCGCCCAAATGCGGTTCATCATCACTCTTGCGTGCGGGAAGATCGGCATGGTACGCTTCATTCCGCCCTGGCGGTACGCGAGCTTGACATCATGCCAATCCTTTTCGCCTAGTCGAAACTCTCGTAACCACCATTGTTTGAAGCTCTCCTCGCCTGCGTACATCGTCGCGACCCGGTGTGGAGGTCGGAAGTATTCCAACGCAAAGTCTACAAAGTGCTTGTGATAGTTCCCGAGCGTACCGTCGATGTCTACGGCGACGACCGGCACTATCCGAGCGGAGCATTTACTGCAGAGCACGAATGACCTCATTCCAGGAGTGATGTGTAAACGCATGCTTGTTCCACTTACCGAACCGACCGAGACGTATGATGTTCGGTCGGCAATCGCAATCCGTATAGAGCGGCTTGAGCCCATCGATGATCTGCAGCCCCTTCATGACCGGCGTACCTTCGAGGTAGCGCGGTACCTGCTTCGGTGAGTATTCCCAGGACTGGTACCCTCGAATGACGGAGTAGCGATACCAACTGCCGAACCCATTGAGCGGCAGCCCGTTGTAGTACATGACGTTCCATTGCTGCGGCTCCGAGGTCGGGCCGTGCAGTACCCAGATCGGCTGCGCCACGAACTCGTGTTCCCAAACCTCGCAGAGTATCTTCGCCGGTATGGTTGAGAAGACAACATCGTGAAGGATCTCGATGCTGCGGATCACCGGCATAGTTAGAGGCTTGTGGATAACGAGTCCCTCGTAGAGCGCCCAGAGCTTGTCGTAGGCCGCCGCCAGATCCCAGCCGGGAGTTGGGCCGTCTTCGAACTTGTCCCAGCTGACGTCCGCGTCCCGGCTGCCGTAGACGTTGAGCGCGTAGCCTTCCTTCGTGCCGAGCTTCACTACGTGGATCTCCATCTCTGGAGTCTCCGGACTGACCCCATAGATCGGCTCGTGGAGATACTGCGCGCCGAACGTCCTGCTTTTACTCTTGAGCGAGAAGATCGACACGTCGTGACCCGACTCGACCGCCGCATGCGCGGCGATGAGACCAGCAGGCCCACAACCCAAGATAGCCACCTTCACTCGATCTCCACGTGAAGCCCGATTCCCGTTATCTTGATGACCTTACCGTTGTCGAGCACGAATGTTAGCTCCTGCATGCTTCCGCTTCCCATCGCACCTATGATGTCGCCCATCCCCATGATACGCCGACCGATGAGCTGAACGTTCCGCTCGGTCGAGCGTAGGATGGACTGTTCGATGTCTTGGGCTCCTCCTCCGAATAGGGATTGCTCGTGCTCTCCCTCGCGCTCGAAGCGCACTCTGTCGCCGCCCGGTACCTCGCCCGGTGGACGTACCGCCGGTGAGTAGTCTTCATCCTCTACCATCTGACCTCCCTCAGTAGGCCGTGGAGCGTCGGCTCCACGACGTTGTCCGGCCCGTCTTTGCGGATCATCCTCGCTCCGTAGAGCTTGTTGATGACCGCGTTCGCGTCCGCCCGGTCTACACCTAGTACCTCTTCGATGTCCTGGCGACGGAAGCGACCCGAGTTACGCAGCAGCTTGGCGAGACCGCGCCGCGTCAGGAGAAAGTTGCGGATCTCGTCGCGGTGCTCTTTTGCTTCCTCCGCGTCTAGGATCCGTTCTCTTGATCGCTCTGCGTATCCAAGCGTTGGCATCTCGTAGACGATGTCCATGAACTTCGCCGCATCCTGAACGTGTTCTTTCGAGATGACAATGCGTTCACCAGAGTCGTCACATGAAAACGTTCTTGCCGCGAGAGCAGCGGCCATGCGGGCGATCTTGATACGAGCGTTAGCTGCCTGGACAAGCGGCGGATCCTCCACGTAGCGACCGCCCAGATCCATCGCTGTCTTATAGACCGCATCCTCCGCTCCTCGCGCCCAGACTACCTGATCCGGCTGCCGCGTCCATACCCACATCAATAGAGTATGACACGCCTCGCTTGTGTACTTGAGTTCCCCGACCGAAAGACGCTTATTGAACTCTCCTGGAGGAACGTCGTACTTGGATAGTGCCATGGCCAGGTCGAAGCGGGCAATGTCCTCAGGGTTACCAATGAGGGGTCGCAGCGCGTCCACCCCATAGGTGTACTGATCCATGCCGCCCGAGCGCGGGTTGCCGAGCCAGAGTAGTCTTGTTCGGGCAAACGTTACCTCCTGCTGAATCTTGGTAAGACGGGCCATCCCCGACGCCCGCACGTCGGACATCTTCGCAATCTCCTCAGGGTGGAGGCCTGATAGCTCATCGATGACAACCAGTCGTCGGTCGTTAAGTGGTATGACACCCCAAGTGACGGCCCAATCTCGACCAGAAATCTGTTGGACGCCTCCCACCAAGCCAGCAACTGTCGCAGCTTCGCCTCCGACGATTTCTCCCGCGCCGTAGTGCCGAACAAGTCGTTCAGCAGCTTCAGATTTTCCTGTACGTGTGTCTCCAACAATGAGAGACTCGATCCATCCTCTGTGGACAAGCTGACCTCCGAACTTGAACGAAAGAGGCGAGTGGAACGTTAGATCCATGACTGCGTGCATCTCGGGGCGTCCGATGATCCGAGTCACGTGGCTTGCCATCTCGCGTTCGATCTCGCTGAGCTTTCGAAGTGGCCGTTGCCGCCCTCTTGTTTGGAACCGCTTCATGAGCTTCTTCGCCGCCGGTGTTAGGTCAAAGTGATCCACGCTCGTCTGCTGCTGCTGTACCTCCCAAGCCAGAAACTCGTTACTCTGATCCCGGGGAGACGGGTAACGTGCTCCCGTCACTACGACCGTAGTATTGCTCATTGTGTCGTGTCGTCCTACCGAAGTGATCTTGATGTTCTTGTAATCCTTCGCCTGCGTTCCGTCGGAGTGGTCGATAGACGGGCGAGCGAACAACTGCTCGACCGCCTGGTGATCCTCTATCTCAATCTCGAGCTTGCCGCATTTCTGCGCGCCGTACTCTAGCCGCAACATCTCGTGTATCTGTTGCTGCGAGCTATCGAGCATCCCGAGTATCTTGGGGCTGGTCGGCGGGATCTCTAGCTCGGCCTCGCCGTTGGCCGCGATCATCGGGCAGATCTTACATTTGGGGCCGGCATCTTGAGTACAATGGAGCTTCGCCTTCAACGGTATCGAGTAGCCCGGTTCCTTCTTGCCTTTGATCGTTACCTGGAGCTTGACCGGGTCTCCGATCCGGTGCGCGTCGAAAGACTCTAGCACCGTGATGATCCCCGGATCGCCGCTTGCCTTCTTGAGCGGGGATGCCTCGGAGAGCAGGCTTTCGAAATCTGAGTTGTCGTGCTCCAACCAGTAGTCGGTCAGATCCTTGCCGTGCTTCGACTCCATCTCGTACGGCAGGTCAACGATTCGAACGTCCGCGAGTCTACCGAGGCTGCGGGCGATCTTGCGAGCGCCTGTCGCGCCCTCGGCATCTCTGTCCTGGGCGACGAAGACGAGCTTGCCCTTGAAGAGATGATTCCAGCGCGGGTACCAAGTCTTCGCTCCGCTCGTTCGGGTGACCGCCGCGTAGCCGTGCTGGATCGTCAAGAGCGTATCCCATTCACCCTCGCAGATGATGATCCGGTCGGCGTCGAGCATCTTGATCGGAAATATCTCCGTCACCCGCATACCTTCGACGCTCCATATCTTGGTACGGGCGTCGGGGCGACGCGTGTAGCGCCGGACGTTCCATAGCTCGTTCTTTGGCCCGCGGATCGGGATGGTGTAAGCATTCTTGAGTCGGTCGTATCCGATCTGAAACTCCTGCATCGTCTTCGTATGAATCCCCCGGCCGATGAGGTAGTCACAGACGGTCTCGTCGTCAAGTAGAGCCTGGGCCCAGTCGTTGATCGATGCCTCCGTGACCACCTCACCGCTCTTGCCGCGCCGAGGAGAGCCGTTGAAGCTGGCTCTCCCCGGATCAACCCAGAGGTTCTTCTGCATGATCAGGTCGGTTACGCGACCGCCGCCGCAGCCAGCGAAGCAAAACCATTCGCCGGTCAGTGTATTCAGGGATGCGGAACGGTTATCGTCCGTATGAAGCGGACAGTACATATCCCACTCCCCGTTGCTCTTCGCCCTACCGATGAGGTATGGTTGGAGCAGGCGGATATGCCGCGCCGAAATAGCCATGACCTGACGGGAGTGAGGCTAGAACGGGTTGGCGGCTTTGTCGTCTGCCCGAAGTGCGGCAACCAACTTCTCTTTCGTCTGCCTCCCGCCGATCTTGATATCGGCATCTTGTTCGTTCCGAGTGGCAACCTCATCCTTCAGTTCCTGAAGCTCCCAATCCTCGTAGTCGTCGGTCTCCTCGCCTTCGCCGGATCCGTCGCCTGCGCCATCCTGCCACGACTCGGCAGCCTCTGCGAGAGCGACGATGGCATCGATGTACTTCGAACGGGTCTTGCGACCGGCGATGTTCCCGAGGATGCCGAGGTCTTCCGCGTACGCCTTGATGTCGTCGTCTTCCCACTCGGCGTAGAAGTCGGCGTCGTTGCGCAGATCCTTCATGAGTTCCGGGTCGAGAGTACCCGACCCATTCTCTCCTGCTTCGCCCGCCTCCTCCTCGCCCGAGTCTTGATCCTCCATGATCGCGTCGATGGCCTTGCCTTGGGAGAAACGGCCGGTGAGGGTGAGTCCGCGAGCTTCAAGCTCCTCCTTGAGGTCGTCGTTTGACCAGGCCTCCAGCTCGTCGCGCGTGAGCGGCTCGTCGTCGCCGCCTCCCTCGGGCAGATCTTCGCCATCCTCTTCGATCTTGCCGGGCGCGAACAGGTTGCGGACGCGCCCCCGGTACTCGCCTTCAAGGTTCGTGTCCGCGACGACCTTGACGTTGACCTTCTTGCCGACCTGTTTGGCCGTATCGAACTGGCCCTTGGCCGGCAACTTCAGAGAATCGGTCAGCTCGCGGAACTTCCATCCGTGAGCCGCCTCGTTGTAGTTCGGGTCGTCCGGCGTCTTGACATACGTCCAGAGGCGGGCGTACTCCGATCCCACGTCCACGACAACCTCGAGATCACGGACGTTGCTACCGTCGGCCTTCTGAGTGCGAGGCGTCATGGCGGCAATACTGCCAGCATAGAGTCCCGGCTGCGGCTGCTCGCCGCCTCCGCTTGACTCGACGTTCGACACGTCGTACTTGATGACTGCCACTACTGTCTCCCTCCTACTCTACGTCGTCGTCTGATTGGCACAACCTCTCCGCCCGGGCGACCCTCGTTGATCGCGGAGATCATAGAGGGTAGCGTCGGATTGATGATGTCTCCGCTACCGAAGACCGTTCCGCCGTCAGGCAACTTCACCTGACACTTGGCGTAGTAGTTCTCGGTCGCGTTGGTATGGAGCACCCTGACTGTGCGTTTCTTTCCTCGGTGCTCGCGGGTCTCGATAGCTCCATACCCGACGATGTTCATCATACCGCAGATCTTCTGGGGCATCATCTTCCCTTGGATCCAGGGCCAGATACATGACGGGGTTACTCCGTTGTCGTTCGGCTCCCACCAGAACGAGTGAGCCGTAATGCCGAGGTTGACGGTTCCCGCGCCTACCGTATGGCGTACCCATTGCCCGAGCCGCCACATGTTGACCCGGTATTCGCCGCGATCCGGGCCGTACTGCTCGCGATCCTTGCGTGCGAGAGATCCGACCGGGCCTTTGCGATCCAGCACGTTCTCGTAGACGTCATCGAGTCCTACGTCTTGGAGGAGCGAGATTGAGTCGAGCCAGAACCAGTCCCACTTGTCTCCTTCGTGCTGGATGTACTCAAGTCCCTCGAAGATTTCCTCCCACGAGCGCACGACCATCTCCTGAACTCCAGATCCGATGATCGGGTCTGCATGGTCGATAGGAGGTCGCATAACGAGGATCTTTGCACTCTTCCCTCCCGTTCCTATGAACGTCGTCTTGCCCCAGCCGATGTCAGCATGGATAAGCATACTGATCTTCGATGAGGCTCCTACAGGTTGTATATTGGGCATCACCTATCTCGTTTCGTCGGTGTATACTTCATGTTGTTCGTACGGATCCCACTTCTTGCTCACCATGGTTCGCATGTCAACCCAGTCTACTCCGATCTCGTGTAGCTCGCAGAAGTCGAAGCACCAGCAGCCTGGACAGGTAAACTGGCCCTGGTTCTTGTACGCCTTTTCCGGCGAGGCGCGAACCTCCTCTATGTCCTTGAACTCTTCAAGTACCTGCGACCTCATAGCTTCCCGCTCGTAGAAGTCACGGAAGATCGGAGTGCGGACGAAGTAGGGTGCCGGTTGTTTCTTGCTTACCGCGCCATCTTTATTCAGCGCAAAGCCGCCCTCATCCTTCGGCCGTGGATCCGGAAATGCCTTGCGCAAATGATTGAATAGGATCCCCGCTGGTTTCTGGTTTGGCTTGAGTAGGCCGCGCTCGTAGATCCAGTCAAGTCCCCAGGTGTAGTAGCTCGTCGCCTGCGGGTCGAGCGAGAGGTACATCACGTTGATCGCCTTCGCCGTCTTGTGGTCTACCATCTGGATCTTTTCCGTTCGCCGGTTCTGGATGATTAGGTCTATGACGCCGACGTACCAGAACCATGGAACCTTCGTTCCGGGATGGTAGACCATCTGCTTGAACGGCTGCTCGGTAACGAGTACCTTCCACTCGTCGTCCCTGCCGTAGTGCTCGACGTAGTGGGTGAGCATTTGAAACCCGAGATCGCGAGCTTCCGCCCACACCTCATCAGCTTCCAGGTCATCAACCCGGAAACCAAACTCACCTTGAGCTTTGGCCTCCTCATCGTAGTAGCGGATGAAGCTCTCGGCGGGATGAGGGCCGCGCCGGATCCCCGGCTTGTAGTAGTCGGCCAGCGCGAGATGTACGAGAGACCCGAACCGTAGCGGTGGAACCGGCGTCGTAGGCTTGAGTACCTCCTCAAACTCCTGCCACCATTTCCAGCGGCACCGCTTGAACGTCGCTCGCTCCGATGTCCGAAGCATCGGGAGACCGTCGTGCGATGGAAGCCGACGGGCCGCAACGACGGCCTCCCGCTGCTTCGCAATATCTGAGCGCCGCCTGGTGCGGGTGATTGTACGTGGCATGGTTCCCCCTCCTACAACCGGCTGCCCGTCGCCTCCGGTTGCTCGTCAACGAAACGTCCCGGAAAGTCTACTAGATGCGGGCGTGGAAGTCTAATCTTCGGAAATAGCGAACATTTTCTGATCACGCTGACTTGATATGCCGGCTCGCTCGCGCGAAATAAGCGCGCCCGCGAGCCGCCCATACCCTCCACAGCCTCGTATACGCGCATACGTATGCGCTTACACGTAGGCGCGGGAGAGCAGGGCAGCCTCGGGCGCGTTAATATAGATGGGCTCCTGCCTCCCCCGTAGGGGGAGGCTGGCCCGGTTGGTACCCACGTTCCTTCTTCACGTTTTTCACGAGAACCAGCGTTCCATAGCCTTGAGTTCGGCCGCCGAAAGCGGCTCATCGTATGGCTCCGGTCTCTCGTAGCGGGGCGTGTGATCGTCGTTTTCTGCATTCAAGCGATCTTCGCGATGCCTGTCCAGGGCGCGTTCTACGCCCATCCAGACGCCGATAATCGCTAGAATGACGATGAACACGTGATAGATCATTTCGACCTCTGTTTCAAGATCTGCCGACGGAGATCCAGCACGTTCTTATTGATGTCGAACTTCGCGTCATTCACCCTCTTGATGTACTCTTCGATTGTCCCTCGCGACCGATAGACCATCGCAGTTACTTGATGGTCTCGAGTTGTATCGACCGCTCGGTCTGTCACCTGCGTCTGGTCGTCGGGGTTCCACGTCTCATCGAGTACGTGAACATCCTTCGCCCGATTCAACGTAACTCCGACGCCAGCAGCGGCCGTGACGATGACCGCTACGCGAACCTTGCCTGACTGGAAGTCATTCATGATTCGCTCGCGCTCCTTCGCCTTGACCGCCCCCGAGATGATCTCGCAGCCGATCCCGTAGTTGTTCAGGTATCGGTAGATCATCTCGGCGGTCTCGCGGAACTGGCTCGCAACGATGGCCTGGTCTTCGCCATCCGGATCCTCCGGGTCAATCCCGCGCTCTGCCAGGTTGTTCAGCAGGTACGGAATCTTGCCGGACTCCTCGGTGGCCTTGACCTTCATATCGATGTGGCCAGTATCCTCGTCCACCGACAGTACCTCGACCGCGCACTTGTGGTTGGCGAACTGCTTCAACCGCGTATACTCGGCCAAGATGGAGGTCGCGGACAAGTGGTACTCATCGATGCGGATCTCCGCAGAGCGATGAAACTCCTCGTACTGCTTCGCTTGCTTCGGAGTCATATCGCACCATACGTCGATCCATTGCGTCTGAGGCAACTGCGGCAGTACTTCTGTCCGCAGACGCCGGACGGCATGGGGAGCGAGAGCTTGATAGAACGCATCCTCGCGCCCCGGGATGATGTTGCCAATCGTTCTGTGATTGCCCCAGGTGTTCTCGATGACCAGCCACTGAGCGGCCCAGCGCCATTTCGACGTGAACTTCTCAGGCTCCAGCCAGTGGAGAGCGCCCCAGAGCTTGACCGGCTTACCACCCATCGGTGTTCCGCTCAGCCCGTACTTCCTGTGAGCCTTGATTCGCACCGCCTCCTGAGGGAAGCGGTTTTGAGCGACCGGCAGACCAGTCTTGTGAAACTCGTCAATCGTGAACGAGTTCCACTGCTTGATCTGCGGATACGATTTCCGCCTGATCATGTCAGCAGTTGTCACGAACCAGAACGGCTTTCCTTGCTTCAAGCACCGTTCATACGTCCGCTCGGCTGCCGCCTTCTCATCAGGCGTTAGATCACCCGAGTAGGTGATCACCGTATGATCCGTCCATCGTTCGATCTCCATCCGCCAGACCGTATCGAGCGTCGATTTCGGCGCAACGACCAGGTGCGGGCCGATCTCCAAGTCAGCCTCGAAGACCGACCCAATCACCTCAGTCGTCTTGCCGAGTCTCGGCTCCAACAGGTTCAGGCAGCTAGTCGTCGCCATGAACTTCACGTCCGCCCGCTGGTACGGTCGGAACCACTTGGCTAGCTTCGGGAGCTTCTTGCTCAGCTTCAGTTCCTTGAGCGGTACATCGTCGATGACCGACAAGCTCTTCAGCGTCAACTCCCGTTTCACTTCCTTCCGGCCCCAAGCGGAGAGAGCCGCGCCCAGTTCAAGTCCGTCACCGAACTCTTCTCTGAGCCGCCTCATCACTATCAGGTCGAGCGGAAGTGTCCATAGTGGCCCACCGTTATCCTTATTGACGAACCTGGCTCCAAGAGGCTTGAGCCGATTCATCGCCGCAACGTGCTCTGGTGTATAACGGAAATGAATCGCGCAGCGGTCACCTGACTCTGTGAGTTCCGCGAACGCTTGCACGCTTACCTCTCTTCATGCCTCGGTAGACTCCATAGACCTCGCACCCACGAGCCGCGAACTCCCACCAGTGGGATGGCTCGGGAATGACGAGCTTGCGTCCATGCAGGTTGGACTGAATGCTGCCCGCTTGATCCGGACTTTCTGCTGTCCAAACAAGCGCCCAGCGATTCGGGTTGTTCAGTAGAGGAATGAGACGACTTGACCAGCTGATGGCGTTGCCCTTCGCTGGTAGAGCATCTACAAACTCTACCTCCGGTTGACTCATTAGTACCCTCCTTTTTGGTTACGGCGAGTAGCGTCCTGGGAGTCGAACCCAGGTGCGACCATCACGCTCAAGAGATTTGGGGAACCGGGGGAGGGTACCATTCTACCCCGGTTCCCCGTCGCGGCAGCGGTTCTGTGTCGCGCCGCGAGCTTGTAGGATGGCCCGACACGGCCTCGCGGGAGTCTAGCCGATCTCCCGCCTAGCTGGGATCCTGCCAGCCCGGAAACAATACGGACAGGCTCTCCCAACTATGGTCGTAGTCTTGCCCGACCGCTCGTTGAAGACGCGGCGCGGACGTAGCCATTCCTTTTCTGATACCAGGAACGGCCGACCGGCCGCTGTGCCCTGGCAATCTTTGTGGCCACAATAGACGACAAGGAACTTGGGAAAGCTCTCGCTCCTCTTCGCCTGGTACACTGGCAACTTACTCTCGAAGTCACTCATGGGAGCAACTCGAAGGCTCGCCTGTACGTGCACAGGAAATCCTCCACTTCATCCGGATCCTTGCGCCGCAGTATGCGAGGCAAGGCTTCCATTGCGATTGACGTATTCCATCCACGCAGTTCGAAACCGAGCGCCTTGAGGCCGGCTGTTGTCCCTGCGTGCAAGTAGATCGAGTCGGGCTTCAACTCAAGCCAGGCACCGAACCGTACAGCGACATCATACGTCGTCATCGGCCCGATCCCTGGAGTTCGCAGGAGTTCGATCAGGTGGTACAGAGCGCCGAAGGTCTCGCATCGCATCAGCGCGGGAAGGTACTTCATGAGCTTCTCTTCCAACGCTGGCAACGCAGGCGATACCTTCGACTGGTGGTTGTGCATCTTTCCGTTGTTTGGCCTTCTGCTTCGAACAGCGCGGCGTAGAGCTACTTGACCCGAACCGTCGAGAGCACAGGCATCCGGAATGTTGTCCCTGAATCTATGGACTGGGCTTTTCGGATCCGCACGTCGCCGCTGGAAGTCATACCAGAGAGCTGGCATACTGTCCATAGGCTCCGAAGGCGGATCACGCTCCCATTCCTTCAGGATATTCATTGGCACCCTCCTTTTGGATATGAACTTCGGAAGGCCCGCCCCCGACGGGCCAACCGCAGCTCATCGTCCAGTCCTACCTGGATCTTGCAGCCTTATCTCAGCGGCGGCCACTGTCCGAAGACCTCCAGGATCGGTGTAAATCTGGATGAGTGATTTCTTGCGTTCTGCGAGTTCGCCAAACCGCTCATAGGCTCCTCGCGGCAAGAACTGCTTGAACTTCACCATGGTGTACGGCCCCGCTATGAACGGGACTGAATCCACCTTGCTGACTACCCAGACGCGGCGACCGGGATAGAGCAACTGCTCAAGCTCATCCCAATCGCCGCTCTTCTGGGCAACGATGACCGCCGCTAGGAAGGGTTGCCGCCTGCCCGGGCCTGCCGCTGCTTGCGCGTGCGAGACCGGGTGGGGGCAGCCGCCGACGATGCCGCCGACGCCTTCTTGCTGCTGCGGGCCGACGTGCGCTTCACGGAGCGAGTCTTGCTTCCGCTCTGCGCCGTCGTCTGCTTCTTGGAGGAACGAGAGGAACTGCCGTTGCCGTTCCCGTTCTCCTTCTTGCCGCGAGTCAGACCTGCGGCAACGTCCACGCCGCCGACCAGCTCCTTGACGTCCGCAACGGAGGTCTCGAACTTGGCCGCGATCAGCTCCCAGCGGTAGCCTTCATCCTCGTAGAGCCTGAGCACGGTGTTCTCCGTGCGCTGCCGCTCCGGGATGACTTCCTCTTCACCGGCCTCGACCAGTGCCCTGCTGAATTGCATGGACGAGAAGGCGCCAACCGGCACGCCCAACTCGTTCGCCACAGCACTGTGGCTCGTGGTGCCGCGCTTGATCGCCTTGACGATGTCGCTCGTCGGCACGTTGTTCTCTGTCGGACGACCGCGACCACTGGACGTGGATGCAGCCGTCGTCGTCTTGCGACTACGGGGCATTCTATGCTCCCTCCTACGGTTGATGGTACCCAATACGCCGAGTATAGCGTACGGGATGGTACCCGTCTACCCCTGGTTTTCCAGGAGAAACGTGGAGTGTGACCTCCCGCCCCCACCCAGTAGGTGGGAACGGCGGGTCACCGCACCTTGAGAACCCGGTATCCCTGGTTCTTGATCTTACGATTGAGGTACTCGCCGCTGCTCTTCGCCCGAGCCACAGCATTCGCACGCTGCCGGCTGACTCCGAAGTAGATGTAGCGGCTGCCGTCAACGAACTGGACGACCATCATTGGCGCAGCTTCCGCCGCCTGAGGCCATCCAACCCAGCTGATATTGCTCGACTGGACTCGACGGATGTTCAGCGGGATCGGCCCCGCCTCGGTGATGAGGACGTGGGTGTCGATGGGCTCCCAGGTTTCGTCTAGAGGCATCATTCACCTCTCTTGTAGTCGAGGCAGAGATGGAAGCCGTCGATGTACGGTTTCTCGGGCTGCATTATGATCCCGTCTTCGAGGAGGTAGGCAGCAATCTGAATCTTATTCAGATCAATGCCCGAGTCCTCAGCTTCAATCTCGAGATTCATGAGCATTCCGAGGTAGTCGCGGAAGTTCATGACAGCCCCAGGATCTTTCTGCAGTCAGGGCCGATGCCCCAGGCGCGGCTGGTGTCATCGGTCAACTCGCGACCGCAGCGGCCGCAGTGCTTGAACTCGACGCCGAACCGCATGAGGCACTCGTTGGCCCCTTGTTCCTTGATCAGAGAGTGGATCTTCATACGGGTCTTGACGTCAACGACGCCATACCGCTTCCCATGACCCACGATCTGATCGGTGAACTGGTAGCCTTTCCAGTCGCCTTCCTTGGGCGTACGGAGTTGGAAGAACGAGACCTTGTTCTTGTGACCAGGTACGTTCTCAACTCCATAGCGCCCGTCGTCCAGACCGGAATCGACCGCCTTGCGCTTCTCCCAAGGCAAGCTGACTAGCTTCTCGATGACTGTACTCAACCTGCTCTTCGGTAGCTCCGAAGGATAGGTGTCGAAGTCAGCGGTGGCTAGCCAATCCTGTTGCTCCTCGGACAAGCTGCTCAGATCTTTGCCGTCCCGCAACCTACGTGCCCAACCAAGCTGTGGTTCGGTCGCGGTCGGGCCAGTGCTCCGGAACTGATCCGGAACCTCTGTCCTTTTGACCATTTTGGTACCCTCTCTTTCTGGAGCGGTATGCTCCGGAACGCCCGTCGCACTCGGGCGAACCGCAACTACCTCTCGATGGTCGCGACCTCGTATGAGGCAACGACATACGAATCGGAAACTTCAAGTTGCTCGACTTGTTCGCAGATCGCGTACCAGTGACCTTTGAATCCGGCGATGTCGTTCATGTCATGTTGCATCCAGGCTTCCTCACCGACGGGATCCCAGCTCTCGCCAAGATTGTCGTGAGTATCGACAACCCTCATCTGTCGAGGGTAGGTCTCGTTGATCTCCATATCGCGAAGAACAAGCACGTCGCCTATCTTCGGCTTTGGTAGATCGTCACCCGGCATGAACGGGTTGCGAATGTCGTCTTCGAACGGCAGATCGGTCATTTCTCCTTCTTGACTTCTTCGACCTCGACGGTCACATCGACCTCGCTGTCGCCGATGGTGAAGTCTCCGAAGTCGCTCAGATCCCAGCCATCGACAATGTCCATGGCGTCGTCTTCGTCTTCGGCCTCGACCTCGGTGACACCGTTGATCGTGATCGTGAACGTGACCTTGAACTCCTTGTCCAAAGCGGTACCCTCCTCTCGGTTCCGTGCTCGGATGAACACGAGGCCACCCGCCCCCACGGGTGACTTCCTGCTCATTTTCCGAGCGACTTGCGTCCCTTGACGCCCTTCGCCGGATGGACGCTGATGTTGGCGGACTTCCCGGCCGCCGACCCGCCGCTGTACGCAGCCGAGTCGAACTTGCGGTTGTCCTTCACCACCGCCCCGCGCCGACCGCCCATGTCTGGGAACTGAGCGAACATGAACTCGCGGTTGATCTCGCGCTGATCGCGGAGAGCGAGTTCCATTCCCGTTCCGAGCTTCTGAGCCTGTTCGCTGCGCATCTCGCGGAAGCGAGTATCCAGAGCACTCACAAACCCATAGCCGAAGTTCCGGCGGTAGGTCTTGAAGTGAGCGTAGTTCTGGTCGATGCCCATGCGCTTGCACCAACGCCGGTAGGCGTGGGCTTCCTTATGCCGAGCATCGCTCACCGTCATGCCGAGGTCGTAACCGGCCTCCTGCATCACCTTCGCAACCTCGAGCCAGCCCCAGCCAGCTTCACGGAATGTCCTCAGGTTCTCCTCGTAGCCCTTGTTCGTATCCACCTTCGGATGAACAGCGGCGACGAGCTGAGTCATCAGAGAGCTGAACAGCAGCGTCATGTAGCCGAGATCGCTTTCCGTACCGATCACCGGCACCATGCCCGATGCGTAGCCGCCCTTCTCGTGCGAGTAGTGCTGCTTGTGAAAGACGATGACGCAGTTCGCATGCCGAGCGACCGAGTTGAACAGCGTCCAGAGCGCATCTGCGATCTCCGGGAACGGCCCAGACTCGAACGCCCAGTTGTAGTCGAAGTCACGAATGACCGGCTGCCTCTGATCGATGCGGCCCTGGTTGGCCTGTTCGAGTTCCCAGAGTTCGATGCTGTACTTCATCATCAGCTCGTCGGCTTTTGCGAGAAACACATCGCGCTCGCCTTCGAACTCTGTGGACTCTGCCTTGGCCAGCAGACCCGCAATCTTCCGCAGCAGGTCATCCTTTTGGTTAGCGTTCATTGGTACCCTCCTACGGGGTAATGTACTCAGAACCACTCTGAGTACAAGGCCACCCGTCGCACGCGGGTGACTTTCTACTCAGTTCCGTTCCCAGATCGTCTGGGGGTTATGAACGGCCGGAGCGGTATGATACCGCATCCGGTCTTCGCCCCGGTAGATCAGGCCGTACGCGATCCCGCCATTGAACTGGTTGTTATACTGGACGATCTTGACGACCTGAGGGACGCCATCTTCCTTATCGCCAGGATACCAACCGTCGCCGTCGATGATCGCTTGTACGATCTCTCGACTATTGACTGTCGCCATCGTTCTCCTTCAGGACACCGGTGTCCAGCAAGTATTGGCGATACCTGGCGAACACCTTGGCTTTGCGCGGCTGCTTCGCGAGATCGTCGAGATTGACGCCTGCTTGGCGCATTACGTGAACCGCTTGAATAGATGGCGACTGCCGCCAACGCGGGCCGTTGGGACGCTCGATCTCCAGCTTCAGCTTGTAGTAGATCTGAAGTAGACCGAATGCCTTGATGCCCTTGGGCGAGTCGATTATGAACCCACCTTCACTCATCTTGCTCCTGTTCTGCCATAACATCGATGAAGATGTCCTTGGCTTCGCGGTACTCGTCACTCTCATACTCGGCTGCTAGTTCTTCAGCTCGAGCTTTTGAGACGATGATGTCCCACCGCTCCCGACCTTCGTTGTTCGCCATCCTCTCGTCAAACCTGAGATGGATACGTTCGCCGTCGGTATGAGGAACGGGGTACCAGGTAATCCGACGTGTCCAACCCGGTCGCTTATTTTGCCACCGTTTTGTCCACATCAGTTGTCCCTGACGATGACCACTTCCTCGGTGCGGACGATATGTTCCTTACCCGCATCGGGGCCGTTCGTGGCGAAGAACTTGATCCACTGGATATGGTGCTCATCCATGAAGACTTCCGCGCCTTGAGCATACAGCACCGTATCCATTCCCGGCGCAAAGTACACCTTGATGCGGTAGCTCAGCTGGATGTTGCCCGGTTCCAGCGGATCGTTGATTTCGCCCGGTGACGGGTTCATCATTCGGTACCCTCCTTCGGATAGTGTTCAGCTCATCTGAACACGAGGCCCGGTTGCTTCCAACCGGACTTCCTACTCAGACGGCCATCAGATCTCGGTGCATCTCGCGGATCTGCTGCTCGACGCCCTCGTGGAACGAGTGATGGTAGACATTGAGCAAGTCATCCTCGCCGTCTTCATAGCGGTCGAGTTCTTCCTTGCAGATGTCTTCCCAGGTCGGATTGTCCGACCATTCGCCACCGAGATGAGGCATTGGCAGAGAGTCGAGCACCTCAGGATCGCCCTCATCGATGCCACGCAGCAGACCTTCGAGAACTGCGAGCGGAGCATCGGTGTTGCCGTCGATTAGCCAGGTAGCCGCTGCCCTTCCGTCGTTGACGCCACGCGCCGAGATCGCATCTATGTCTGCTTTCTCGTGCGTCTTGTCTTCGACCCGATGATCGTAATCAGCGACGGCCATATCCAGGCTGAGGTGATAGTGGCCCCAGCTGAACGAGTCGGCGATAATGACGGTCGGATCGGACTTCAGGACAGATGTCCACCGCTCCCACGTCACATACGGATCCGTGACGTAGGTTGGAGTGTAGACTTCGCGGACGCAGAACACGATTGAACGGTATGTGATCTGCGTGCCGTGATTGACGTCTTCCTCTTCTGTCTTGTCGAAGACGCGACAGGCGATGACTGTTCCGTGAGCGCTGAGATTCGCGCCCGGTCTCATCTTCGCATGCATTTTGGCACCCTCCTTGGGCAAGTAGACTTCATTCCATTATGAAGTCTAGCCCGCCCGTCGCACACGGGCGAGCTACGCTTCACGATGGGCCTTGAAACCCAACTCCGATCTTGAAACGACGCTCGAACTCCAGCATGATCGTGAGCCGCCGAACTTTCAACTCTTCGACTTCCATGACCATCGCGCCGTAGTCGAGCATCATGCCGGCGACAAAGGCTTCGAGAACATCGTCATCCCAGGTCTTCGGATCCGGGTCGTCAATATCTCTAGCCATCGAAGCCATCCACGTACTCGCCGCCCGCGAGTGAGACATTATGCGTCATCAGGATCGCTTCGTCATCAGCCATCATGACGCGCTCCTTCCATTCGACGCGATTGCCGCATTCGGGGCAGTAGTTGGGCAGCCTCGGATTGATCCAGCAGAGCTGATGCCGGCAATCCGGGCAAGAGAGAAACCGGAATGGGATTCTCTCATACGAGACCGGCCGCTCCATCAGTCTACGATCCAGCCGTCGGCTTGGATCGCTTGGAACGAGTTGTACTTGATCTGCTTGACCTCGCCGAGCTTATCGACGCTGTCAGGCAGAACGTCGTAGATGGTGCCGATGAAGACGACGTGCATGAAGTTGTTCAGCTCCAGCAGGTAGCCGGTCTCCATCATCCCAGTGCTCAGGTTCCGCCGCTTCAGCGGCAGCCTGGGCCAACAGGGCCAGTCACCCGGAGTCGCCATCATGATGATGTCTTTCTCCGGGCCGAACGCCGGTTTGTATGGCGAGTAGGTACTCGCATCATCAAACATTGGCATAGGTACCCTCCTTATGTACGTATTCAGACCATCTGAATACGAGGCCGCCCATCGCACATGGGCGACTTCCTACTCAGATGACTTCGATCTCGTCTGGCCGCAGCTTGACGAGCGTACCTTTGTCGATCTCGTCGATCACCATTACGTGAACTATCATCTTCAGATAGTCCATGTAGTAGACCTGCGCGACGATCTCGCCGTCGGGATGCTGCCTGACTTTGTCGCCGTACTCGATGTCCTTGCCGTTCGCGTCAATCATCGGCGTTCATCTCAGCTCTGATCTTCGCGAGCTGCGAGATGTAGGCTCGCGCGCTGGCCGTCTTGTTGTCTTCCAGCCATGTTTGCGCACGTTCCCAGACTTCCGACTCATAGCCGCCGATCTGCATAGCTTCGTCGGCGACGCCCTGGTTGTAGCCCGCGTCGAAGCCCATGTCTCGAGCTTTGGAGATCGCCTGGACGAACCAATCCTCATCCCAGTTATCGCCGATAGCCTCGATGACCGGGATCACAGACTCGTTGTCCTGAGCGACTTTGATCAGAGTCAGCTTCTTCTCAAGCTCGGCCCAGAACGCTTCCTCCATCTCATCCTCGGGACGATTCCCGGGGATGTCGTTGACATTGACACCTGGAGGCATATTCCATCCAGTCAATTGGTACCCTCCTTCGGTTGGTTCGGTACAGCCCGAACACAAGGCCCCATCTTTTTACGGATGGGACTTTCTGCTCAGCCTGTTGCGTTTAGCTTCAGCCAGAGTTGCTCATCGTGCTTGCTTTTGACCTCGCCAGCACATTCGAGCGTATTGTACTCGCCGTAGTCTTCCCACGTCATTTCGTAGGCTTCTTTCACGGTCGGCGCTTCGACAACATCCCAGAAGTGCAGGTAGCCATTTCTGTCCACGCCTTCCGCGCTCGGCTCATAGAGGAAGCCATGTATCTTGTACTTAGGCATTGCTCTTCACCAAGACAACAGCGAGTCCGAAGTCCTTGCGGAACCGCTCCTGATCGCGATAGTTGCGGATCATCCAGACCATCTCCGAAGCCCAGGCGCGATCCGTCTCCCATTGCGGGATGATCTCCTTGTACTGCGGATCGTCCTTGTACTTCGCGATGTTCTTCTCATCCTTGAGCCGGTAGCGGTTGTAGTTCGCGATCAGATTGTTCAACCGCCGCTCGATCTCATCGAAGTAGTCCATCTTCCGCATGACATTGTCCTTGCCGATGCGCATCATACCGCGCTCGACGTCATGCTCGACTTCCTGCCGAACGTGCAGGTATGCCTGCCATGCTTCTGATTCGTAGTCAGGCATTACGCCACCTGCCATTTCTTGATGCCGTTCTTCAGCATCAGCTCAGGCTCGGCCTCGACAAAGTCGGGGTTGAGCTTGACCTCATAGCGGAGCTTCGTTGCCGCCTTGATGCGGATCGGTCGCTTCGTCTTGAGGTTGGTGGCGTTGTAGCCTCCGTACTGCGACTCACCGTCAATGCGAATGACGCTGAGCTTCCCATACGGAGATGACGTGTGCTTGATGGCGTAGTATGCGCCAATCCGCACATCCTTCTTCTTCATCGGTACCCTCCTTGTTGGCCTTTCTGTGCCAGGTTGACACAAGCCGTTATGCCTCGCAGCATTACGCTTCTCAGCATAACAGCTTCTATCAGCTCAGCAGCGACAACGCCATCCCGACACGTCGGGCCGCGTTGAAGCCGATTGACTCGATTCTCGTGATTCCGACGAACTCGACGTCATACTTCTTGCCGGTTTTGACGAACGCCATCACCATCCCGACGCTCGAATCATCGTCGGCATAGTCGCCGTAGCCGGGATCAATCCCACGAGAGAGCATCTCGGCGCAGATCGCTTGCAGAACAAGCGGCTCAACCGCCGTCGTATCGTTGTACCAGATGCCTTCTCCGTCCGGATTGGGGCCGGACATCCAGAGATCGCGGAACCCGAGTCCATCGTCGCTTGACGGGATCGGCAATGCTTCCTTGGCAATGCAATAGAACTCTTCGACCAAGGCAAACACGTCCGTCTCGTCCGCATACGTCAACTCGCGTCCGTACAATGGCGCGTTCATCTCGCGTACCATTCCCGGAGCAAGTCCGGGCCTTTCACTTCCAAGGCATGATTCGTCTTGATTACCATGCCAGGCGAGACCTGATCGCCATCGGGGTCGGAGATGTTCTCGAAGACCGTCAGATCGGCCCAGAACAACTCGCATTTTTCGTTGACGCAGAGAGCGTTGTACTCCTCGCGTCCGTCATCCTTGATGGCGAGGATGACGCCCTGTTGGACTTCATCCCACCACCGGATCACGGGGCCATGCCAGTGCTCCATAGCTTCTTGGGGTGGCATGGCGAACGGCGGGAGCTTATGCCACATCGTCAAGTCACGCTCAGCCATCGGCTTCTCACGCCACTCGACATATTCCGGGCCTTCGCTCTCATGTTGCGTTACGATGTAACGCATCTCATAGACCTTCCCGTCATCCGGGTCAGTCCATTCGAACTCGGACATTTTGGTACCCTCCTTCTCGCACTCATCATGAGTACGAGGCCATCCTCCCCCAAGGATGACTTCCTACTCACTTCTTCTTGTCGCGCTCCTCCGCCATCTTGTCGATCTCGAGATGGAAGTTGTAGTCTTCCATCACTTGCGCGGCCGTAAAGCCGTACGGATGAACGCCGACATCCCAGTTCGCATCGAACGCCCGGGCCAACACAGGCTCGGCCTTATCGTTGCCGGGGTACATATTCGACGCGAGGGCATAGCCGGTTTTCTTTGTCCGCTCCAGGTAGCCATCGCCTTCGGCCTCGACATCGATGATGATCGCCGAGATCCAATCGCGCAGCTCCTTGAGCATCTCAACGTGATGAGGCTGCAAGCCAGCCGTCATATTCACGTTGGTGTTCATAAAGTACGCGAGCGCCGCGTTCAACCCACCTACAGGTTGAACTTCGCGGTACTCATCGGATCCGACTTCGTTGCCGAGGTAGTTGTCCTTCGCCCATTCCTTCACCTTCTCAGGTAAGGAGTTGACTTTTGCTTCTTTCTTGGTTGCCATCTCATCTCCTTCGGTACCCTCATTACGGTTTGTTTGTTGCCGTACTCAGCTTTGAGCACGAGGCTCCATCCCGTCGCATGCATTGCATGCCCGCTAGATGGAGCTTCCTACTCAACTCTTCTTCGCCGCCGCCATCAATGCAACGCCGAAGGAGCCGAGATTGACCTGCTTCGGATGCTGGATTGCATCCTTGATCGCATTTTGGCTTTTCATCGGTACCCTCCTTTGATCCGTACTCGTATGAGTACGAGGCCATCCGGCTTTCAACCCGGATGACTTCCTACTCACCTTGTCGCGTTCTTGATGACGTTGATCGCGGTAATCATTCCGCGAACTTCACCGTTCAACGTCGCCTCCTTCACCTCATCGCCGACCTCTTTGCACTTGCACATTTCTGCGAAGCGGTCATCGCGGATCGCTTCAAGCCGCGCGAGGATGACGTCGAGGTTCTTCATGACCGCTTCACCGCATTGCGGCGGTTTTGCCGGCGCATTCCGTCCGAGATGATCTTGACCTGCTCGCGCCCCGCCCGAATGCGCTTCAACGTGCCCCGGTAGTTGGCGAGCTGCTCATCGGCGATGGCCGTCGAGAAGCTTGACTCGTTGGACTTGCGGAACTCGCGGAGTTCCTTCATCCTGTCCATTACAAGCATCTCGAGATTCGCCAAGTCAAGCGAATCGAGCCTCACATCGGTTTCGATGTAGATCGACATATCTTCTCCTTATGTTAGGTACCCTCATTACGGTTGGTTCGCACTTGCCCTCGGGGCAAATACGAGACCGGGCCATTTTTCGATTTGGCCCGACCTCCTACTTGATTCCGAGGTCTTTCAGCTCATCGCTCGGTTTCTTGCTTACCTTCTCATACGTCGCCCCGAGATGTTCAAGGCATCTTCCCTTGCTCATCTCAGACTTCGTACAACGCTTCCCGCCGAGAATGAGCGGGATGAAGTAGTAGTCGCTTTGGCCGATCTTTCTTGTTTTCCGGTTGCGGCGAATCAACTTCTCTTTCCCGCCAACGACGTAGTTACATTGACGAGTTGCGAACGTCTCGCTTGGCTTCCCCTTGCGACCGAGGCCGCGCGCATCATAGTCGGGCAAGCCAGATAGGTTCGTCAAGCGAGCGCGGTACATCGCCTTATTTCTTGCGCGCGCTTCTTGCGTCTTCTTATCCATTCCATTCCCTCCTTATTTGCGGGCGGGCGTTTTGCGCCGCGCTCCATCAAGGAGAGTCGCGTCTTGCCGAGCGGATGAGAACGGACGGGAACCATCCACTCGGAGCGCGCCTCTCCTTGATGGAACGCCGGGCGTCCGTCCTTCGGACGCCCGACGCCCCGCCGTAAGGAGGGGGTACCATTATAGAGTTTTCAAAGATCGCAACCTCGGTCTCATTACTCGCTCGTAAGCTCGTCCTACCGTTTCCCCGCGTCGCCGGTCGCGCCCTACTAGATGGGCTAACGCCGGTCGGCTCCGGTCGGACGCGACGAGCGAGGGTCTCGATACCATCCGGGCCTCTTTTCCATATCGGTTCTACCCCTACTACCAAGGGATCGCCCAAAAGCCGCCGTCCCTCGGGTTGGCAAGTAGCCGCCCTACCCATTATTCTTTCGAGTCTCGCTCGTCCGTATCCGGCCGTCGGGCGGAGGTCGTAGTCTCCCCGCCGCGCGCTTGACCCTCTCTTTTGGCCGATCTAGCTTCGCCTACTTGAGAGGCCGGACTCGGACTAAATGCCGACCGGAGGCGTCTCCGTCTCCGGCCGGTTCCGAGATTGAGTTTTCAAGGTACTCGCCTCAAGTTCGAGGCCAACCCGACTCGTCTTCGACGAGTCGGTCGAGTCTACCCGATTCATACGGTGTTCCGCTAGGGTACATACGGAAATCTTTACGGAATCTTAACCTGTGCGTACTTGGTCTGTATTGGAATGCTATGGACTCTTACTCTGTTCATACGGAGTCGGTCGCTTGATATGGGGATCCTGTTCAATTTTGAGTTGAATGTATTGGAAGGCCATAAAACGTTGGGTTTCACGAGCTTGGTTTGGTTGACGTGAGTAGGCTTGAGAGGCATAGGACGGCAAAACTGTGATGAGTTGCGTGTGAGTAAACCACTAGGGCCAAACTCAAAAATACATGAATTGCTCTGTTTTTTCAGCTTACGCTGTGTTGAGTTGTAGTAAGCGTGAAAACCTGTGTTGAGTTGAGTGTGTTGACATGTGTATTCCACGCCCAGAACTCGAGACGCCACATATCAACACAGTCGCCGGTAAGACCCCGAGACGTGTGTTGAAATGCATGCCTTAGATTTTCAGCTTCGCATGTGTTGATATGAATGCCGAACTTCGCAGGCTTATGAGTTGAGTTGTGTTGAGTTGAGTTGGCCCGAACGTGCGTTCGTATCACTCTCAACGCATATCAACCCGACTCTCAACTCATCCCCCGAAAGGGGTAGGCCGACCGGCCTATCAACTCAACCGATACGGACTAACTCAAAAGGGGTAAACGAATATCCCCCGAACGGGGGAGGCGGTCTCGCCCGATCTCGGCGACTCTACGTAGGCGCCGCTCGGCGCTACCCCCTATCTAAGGAGAACGGACGATGACGAATACGAAGACCCCCCTAGACCTCGCCCGCGAGACCGCTCGCGCGTTCTACGCCGCCGAGGAGACCGCCCGCCCGGCGGACTACCCCTACTCGCCCGCCGACGCGACGAAGGCCGCAGCGTCCGCGAGCGGGATCCCCGCGAGCCGACTCGTCCCGGTCGTCGCCGCCGTCTACTACCTCGAAAACGGGCGGCGCGCGCCGATCTCGTTCCGCGCGAAGAATCCGACGAAGGCGACTATCGCTAAGGCGGTCGTCGCGCGCCGCGACCGGGGCGGTCGTCTCGGGCGGTGGGAGGTCGTCGCAGCGTCCCTC